GTTTCCCAGTCACGATCTGGTGGGCGAGGTATATGCCGTGTTGGTCAATACATGGCCCAGCAGCTTATTCTCTAGATAGGGGGTGAAGCTCATTGCATTCTCCAGTAATTTGCAGACCTGCTTGTATCGAGACCCTTAACGCGCATTCCCAGACCTGTGCCTGAGTATTTAGCGCTGTCTGACTCCTCATTCAGCCTCTTGACCGCTGCACTGTACAATTGTGCCCATACAGCCACCCTAGCGTCTTCTGCAAGGTAAGGGGCCGAGTGGAGAAGGCTACCATATAGGTAAACGTCAGGGGCCGTAGACATCAACCAGTTGGTTGTAGCGGTGTCTGACAAAGCTGGTATTTTCTGTAGGTAAACCAGCTCTGCGCTGGCATTGCTATCAGGTGAGGGGAATACCTCAAACTGGTCCTCAATGTGTCGATAGAACCGGGGCTCACCAGCAACATTGTCACTGCTGGCTCTGCGCTCATCCATTGCTGCTGTGCTTAGAAACTGCAGGGGTCTGGTGCCATTACCCAGTATGGTAAAGCGGATAGTCTCCACCCAATCGCTGGGACGGGTCAGGTACTGATCGTTCAGGGTAGCCGTTGCCCGGTTCTCCATCTGCCAGTGACGTACATCACGGGCCATCTGAGCCTCTGCTAGACTGATAAATGTCGGTATTACTGCGGTCAGGTCTTGGCGGTTAAGAAAGTCCGCCATACTGGCCTTCAGTTCTGTGTAATTTGTTAGTGCCATTATCTACTCCGATTATTGGCCGATTTTAACATTTTTTACTGCAATAGTCCGATTGGTTTACTGTTAGGCAGGCCTTCAGGCATCACCAGCTCGCCCTCTAAAGGGTTTAGCCACCCCAGTATGCCCGGTCCACCCGGCTCACCTACAATGCGCTTGCCGCCCTGTACTGCACCTTTACCGAGGCCCAAGCCAAATACGGAAAGCAGCAATGTTCCAGCGTAAGGCAATCGTGGTGTGACAGAATCTTGGAAAGACTGAGGTGTGGCCGTATACGCAGCCACAACGTCCTGTACTGTCTTGTCAACTTTGTCATTAATACTGCGCCCGGAATCGCCCTTCCATGCAAATGCCTTTTTGAGCTCTGGTATTACATACTTTTCAAGGCCAGCAGCAATTGCACCCGTGACATCTTCATACGCCTCGGACGGCTTGCCAAACACAGAATCAGAGCCAGACACCTTCTCGTAAAATCCAGAGTCAGGAGAAAACAGGCTGCCAGTTGCGCCCACAATAACCTTGGCCAGATCTTCAGTGCCTCGCATAGCAAACTCAGTGCCAAGCTGTAAGGTGCCGGGACGATCAACGTCAAGCAGTTTGCGCGTAGTGTCTTTAAGCTTGATAGCTTCCCTGCGGCTCTTGAGCGCATCGCCATATTTTGCGAGCTGTGCTTTTCTGGCATTCTGAGCCATCATTTGATTGATGATCCCGCCATCTGCGTTTTGCTGCATTCTGGCAAAGTCATCGTCAAGGCTGGAGGCATCTGACCGGACTGAGGGATAGCTTACAGTTGAGGATAAGGCATCTGCTGCTTGCCTTTTGCCTGCCTCATCCATTACGCCAGACACCTCGGACAGCCTATCTGGGTTCCGGGAAGCCCACAGTCTAGCTCCGTCAGCGGTAAGTATTTCAGATGGGACCAATGTGTTCCCAGTAATTTCTTCTACCGCATCGTACATTTCCTGAGCAATGCCCTGTCCGCGATACTGATCAGCCAAAAATGTGTCTGCAGAAGCCATAAAATTAGACTGTGGATAGCCGGAAGTTTCAGCGCTTTCTGTAAACAAATTGCCAATTGACTTCGTGTCATCGCCAGCCTGCAGGAAGTATTCGCCAACCCGTGAATCTCGAGGATCTGGCTCACCTACTACTCTCATTCCGCGCTCCAGCAGCTTTGCGACGCTCGCATCACTCTCTTCACTGGTGCCTAGCAAACCTGTGCCCACTGCAGCGGCTGCAACTGCAGCTTTGGGCTGCACCGTAACATTGTCATACACCGGGTGCTTCTTGCCTCGGACCTCGATCTCACCAACTACATTGCCTAGCGAAACCTCGCCCTTCATAGTTGGCCGCAATCGTGGCTCATCCTTAGACATGGGGTAGCGCTTCAGGTTTACACCTTCTGGGTAGTTAGACCCCAGAGAGTAGTAATGCTTACTGCCATCCTTGACAGAAACTAGGCTAAAGCTTTTGTCTGGGTTAGGGTCAAACCCTTCAGGGACCTTGGTCCAGTCCCAACCCGCTGACTTCTTGAATAGGTTAGATTTGATTTGGCGCCCTTTTTGAGAAGGCAGACCTGTAGCAGACTGACCAGACACTTGAAAGCTTGGCTTGCCATCAGGAGAGATGGCGATAGATGCGCTGTCAGGGTACATGCCAGAGACATCACGCTGGCCCTCACCCATGCTAAGGTATCTGCCGCCACTCTCAAAATCACCCTGCAGGAACGGCTTAAATGCCTTGCTGTCAGGATCAAAGAATCGCTGTGGTGCAGGCATGATCGAAAGAGGATCGCTGCCTCTGACAGTCGGTGAGTCTAGCAACCCAACTGCTAGGTTCTGCAGATCAACCGCCTCCCCGTAGTCATTAACCATATTGGGCGATACAGGGGTAGCAAAATCACGGTCTAAGGCCATAAACGAAACGTCAGGGCGACCACCCTGATACTTGCCAAACACGGCCTCATTCCAATCTGGTGGCGCCTGCGTAGGATCGAACGCTAGTCTTGAGGTTTCGCGCATACCCATTGTGGCATACATATCAGGCAGCACTGTGTCGAATGCGTCTAGCTTTTTACCGCCTTGCTCGATACCGTGCATGATTAAGTGGGGGCCAACACCAATGTGCTGACCTGTTGAGAATGCTGAAACAATGTCACCGTCTGACGTAAGCGCGTACCCTGCGCTGCCATCGTCAGTCAGGAATAAGCGCATGTCCTTGTAGGTATCTGCGTCATATGCCTCCACTGCGGCCCCGTACTTGCTTGACTCTTTGCCTGCTAGTATCTTCTCTCTAAATAATTGTGCGCCTTCATCGGTTGGCTTTATCTCGACGAGGTCTGGCGTTTCAACGCCAACTTCTGTCGTAGCGCCTTGATACTCTTCCGGGAAGGTATACCGTGAAACTCCTTCAACTCCTCCTCGATCTCCAATCGTGACTGTTCCTGCTTTGGAGGTGTCGAATAGTGGTGTGTCAAACTCGCTGACTTGTCTTCTAAATTCGTCATAAACTCTGGCTCTAGCTTCTTGCTCTAAGGTCAGGAATGTCTGACCCCCTCTGCCCGACATTATATCACCTTCTGTCAGCGGCTCACCTGCTTCTTTCTTGCGCTCAACCCTGCCAACCTTACCGGCTATGTCTGCAGTGTTCTCAAGCGTACCTGTAAGCACTCCAGCTTCCACTTCCTGTCCGGAGTAAGCCAAGTTAAAGAAACCAGTTAAAAACCCTAAAACCCCAAGGGCTTTTCCAGATTTACTATCAGTGCCACTATCCTTCTTGCCATTGGGTGCTGGCTCGTCAATCTTAATGCCTTTATCTTCTAAGTCGCGCAAATCATTGTAGGTTACAACTTTTGACACTTCTTCTGGGCTAATTACCTTGCTAGTATCCCTCATTTGTAAAGCCCGAATATTCAGGGGCTGCCCCGTTGCTGTTGTTTGCTCTCTTGTAAAGTCAAACGCGGTGACAGGGGTGTCTAACACACCAACCGGCTGACCCATTAAGGTGGCGCCATAATCAGGGCTTTTATTTAACAGATAGTCTGCCTGTGTGTCTAGCAGCCCAATATTGGCTATCGTTCCCATAGGTGAGTTCAGCGATTCTACGCGAGACGTTGCCACCCGCGCCTGTCCCTCAGACAAACCGCCAACATTTTTGAGTTGATCCAGCTCCTGCGTAATACCCATCCTAACCGAACCGGGCGTGGCCTCCCATACGGTCATTGCCATTGGATCTGCTGAGCCGGGCCAGTTTGGAATCCTGTCTTTTAGTATTTGCTCCTGCATTCGCAAAGCATCATCTGGCGCGTTGGCAAGATTGTAGTTAATCATTGCCTTACCTGTGCCCGTCCACCAATCATTCGACTTATAGCCCCCCTCAAACGGGAGTAAGAAAGTTGGCTGTCCTGTAGTTTTTTCTAGCTCGGCTGCCCTTTTTAAAAACTTATTGACTACACCGGGAGCGCTTGCCCATATAGGTTTGCTGCCTCGCGGTCCGTTAACAGTCGTGGGCTGGCCGGGATAAAAAATATGATCAACGCCCGTATTTAAATCAAGATGTCTAGCCAAAGGTTGATTGCCAATACCCACTAAAGTAGGGCCTGCCATTGTGCGGTCAGACTCTACAAATTGAACGCCACGGCCCTCTAGGATTGACAGCGGGAAAACCGGCTGCGGAACCCGATTATCGTTAATTAGATTGGGCTTGTAAAAAGGCTCTAGCGTCTTAGCCGTTGCATTAGAAAATCGTCTATCGACAGACTCAGGGGAGTACGTTAGCTCATCCAGAATTTTAGGAATATTATTTAGGATGCCATCCATACGGGTAGGTTTGTTGGGATCTCTTGCCATCGTGCCTGCTCAGGTTGTCCGTGAATGAGGCCGATTATACCACGTTTTAAACGATTCCCTGAAGGTTCCTTCTGATAGGGTCACCCCAGTCATTAAAGGGCCTGTAACCGACTGCTAGGTAGCGGAATGCGTCTGCACAGTGTGATGTCCAATCGTGTAGCGGTTTGCCACGCCAGACCATGTTCTTGTCGTCATAGTCCCTGCGGTAC